ACACCATAAAGTCTATAAAGTTATTAGTGTAAAATTGTGCTATGTCTCTATATTTTTCTACTAAATAATCAACCTCATCTTTATCTACTGTTACACTACTTTCTGATGTGTGTTTATATACGCCACCATTAGCTACTGTATAAGCAGCAAAAGGCATATAGCACACTAATGCCCAGTAAATAGTCATAGGCTTCACATACGTCTCTAAAAGTGTCTTATAAGCAGCGTTAGCTGGGTCGTTTATAGTTCCAGCTATAATTAAAGCTTGTATCTTTTCTAAAAGTTTAGTTCCTAAATAATTTTGTACCTCTGTATCTTGTGCAATCTCTACCATATAGATAAACTTATCTGGGTCTACATTACCAGAAAGTACAGAATACCTTTTAATGTCTTTAGTTGTTATAAATAATGCTTTTGCCATTTCTTATCTTATTTAGGGTATGCTCCTCTATTAGGCATATTCTCTGGCGCAATTCCAGCTTGTTTAGAACCTCTTGGGTTTTTCATATAACTTTTAGGAATAGTTCTTGTCTTTTTATAGTTTCCTAAATTCTCTGATGGCTCTGTATTGCTTTCTAAACGATAAAGCACTTTTTTGAAAATATGTCTACAGTAAATACCGCCTTTCCACCTAAACAAATCGTAAGACCTACCTTTATGCCCTAATTCTCTATTAACACCCTCTCTACTTGCTCTGTCTATGTCCTCTATTGTCCATACAGTACCAGCACTTGCCATATTCATCATATTTCTGCAAAAGTCTCTTTGAGAACTACTTGCTTTTGATGAACCTATTGCGTAAGTGTATCTTATTTTGTATAATCCGTTTTTAGAATCTAAATAACTAAAAGAGCTTCCCTTTTTCTTGGAAGTTATTTCATCTTTTAAACCTAACAAACCTTTTACTTTAGATAGTGTGCTTTTCTTTTCGTTTATTAAGTAATTTGCCCAATCCTCGTTGTCTATGTCGCTATCTTCGTCTATTTCATCAACAAACACATATTCTTCTGACATTTGTTCTCCACTCTCTGCTAAATGACCTAATATATTCTCTGATTCTTCTTCTGTTAATTCTTCTTCTGAATCTGATGAGCAACAAGTCTTACTTAACTCATAACCAGTTTCTTCTTCTATGATTTCTTCATTAACTATGTCAATATCACTAAAATCAAGAGGTTTAAGAGTCTTAAAATATAAATCTAATGCTATATCATTAATTGATAAGATTGCATCTATACACTCTATTACTTGGTCTTGAAAGCATTGTATAACTATGTTGTCAAATAGTTGTGTAGCGTTCTTTATTTCTTCTGCATTGTTTCCTAGTCCATCATTACCTTCACGTATTCCTAGAAGCATTGGAGATGTAACCCTATGACCAACGATTAATTTTCTAAAGCACTCATCAGCTAAATACTGATAGTGTGCTGGTGCATCGTTTAAAGGAATGTCATCTATTGTAGTTTTAGATTCAGAATTGTTATTAAAAGCAACGATTACCTTTTCTCCTCTGCTTCCAGTTAATTTGTTTAGTACATCACTCTTAATTGATTGCATTTTGTCTGGGTCTGGTACTCCGTTGTTAAAATTAACGACTTTAGTGCCACTAAATCCATTTATACAATCATTTATAAGGTAATCTCCTATTTCGTCCTCTAACACAGCGTAAGGCATCGCAGAAGACCAATCTGGACTACTATAATAGTACTTTCCAGATTCATAAGGCTTTAAAACGTACATTTCAACACCATTTGCTTTACCAAATCCAAATGCTGGTATTCTTTCTGGTTTTTCTGTAGGTTTTAAGTTACCCCAGTTGTTTGAGTAGTACCATCCTTCTATTTCTCCTTCATCATTGCATTTTTCTGCTCTTAATGTTTCCATTGGAAAGTGATGTACCTCTTTTACTCTACCATCTTGATAAACTAACTGAAATGCAGCCATTCCTAATACTTTGTAGTCATTTATGAATTTTCTTAAATCAGACTTCTTAAATAATGACATCATTTGAGCGTATTGCTCTGGTCTTTTGTCTCCATCGTGTGCTGCAAGACCTTTACCATAAATCATATTAGAAATACCTATAGTAATTGCTCTACAAGTCGTTGAGTTGTTGTTTACATCAATTATGTAATTAAAGTAGTCGTTATCTACTCCATACTGTACCCAATCTTTATTCTTTAACTCTACAACTTCTGGAGCTGTGTAGGCTGCAAGTTTTGTTACGAAAAATTCGCTCATATTACTACGTATTCGTTAGTTGTTGCGTGTTCTGTATAAACATCTTTATTAATACTATATGTACTAATAGTTTGGTCTGTACAAAATATATTGTCTTTATAAACTACGCTTGTTCCATTTAAAACAGATAGTGTATAAAATGTTCCTTCTTTTAAAGCTGGACTAAACGTTACATTACCATCTAAATAGTATTTATTTGTAGCGAATGTTAAACCAGAGTATGTTACTGGAGTATTTGTGTCTTGGTCTGTAATAATAACACTATCAGCAGAATATTCTCTAGGAATAAACTTTAATTGCTGTGCAGTTGTATTTGTATTTAGTATTATCATTAAAAGCTTTTTTAAATAACGAAAAAAGGGCAAAAGTGTTTTATATAAAAAAAGGGTACTCCGAAGAATACCCTTAATTTAAGAAAAATGTATAAAAATTAAGTTCCTACTACTACAACAGTATTAGTTGTATCTCCAATAATTGCAGAGTCTACAAAATATGCTGGTTGTTTTTCAGTTCCAGTAAATGTTATGTTATAGCCATTTAAATCTCCCATAGCTGCTCCAGTAGCTGTATTAACAGCACATTCACATCCATTTTCAATTCCAGCTAAAAAGTAATTCCCATTATAATCTTGTACGATTACTTGAGGTCTTCCATAACTTAATAATTTTAATTCTTTACGAGTTGCAAGGTCTTGTTTCTTTAAAACTATCGTTCCAGTTTGTGTCCAGAATGACGTTCCATTTTCCCTTGAGTTCTCGTTTGTTTGTTCGAAAGAGTTAGCTCCTTTTAAGTCGTATTTGTAAAAAGTTAAAGGAGATGCAAAAGCAGTAATCTCATCGTCAGTTCCAAAAGTAGCAGTTCCTAATAAACCACTTGTATAATTTGAGATGTAGATTGCTATTATCCCTCCAACCGAGTCTTTACAAGGCTCTAATCTTCCAGCAGTAATATCACAAGACATATGTTTAAGTTTTTTGAGTTAATAATATAAAGGGAGGTTTTACCCTCCCCTTATTTAGTTTAATTATCCAGCGTAGTAAACTACGTCAGCACCTACTCCTATTGCAGCAGCAGCAGTAAATCTCATTACAAGTCTTACGTTTTGACTTCCATCAATTGGAGTCATATCAATTACTCTTACTTCGTTGTAATCGTTAAGTAATCCAGTTGCAAAGAAAAGGTTACTAGATTGAGCAGCTATCATTGTATCATCTGACATTCCTCTACCTACAAAGATTGGAATACCACCAAATGATAAGCTTCCTCCTCCGTACCATTGAGTACCTTTGTTATCAGAACCAGCGTTTGATGTTGCAGCTACAGCAAATCCACCTAAAGCTCTAATGTATAATTTAGCAGCTTTGTTAGATACGTATAACTTTAAATCTTCTTTTCCGTAAAGTGCGTTTGGAATTAAATCCACAACTCTTTGCATTTCATCAATGATGTTAGCAGCAGTTAAAGCAACTGGCGAAGATACGTCTAATACTGTTGCATCAGCAGCAGCAAGAGTTTCTAATCCGTTGTATTCTCCAGCTTGCGCTCCACCTAAATTTCCAGTCCAGATATTAGTTTCGTTTGCAGCAGCAACTTTAGATGCTACGTGTCCTACTAAATAATCAGCGAATGATGATGGTAATCCGTTTGGATTGAATGCAGAATATCCCATTTGAATTGACTCCCAAGTGTTGATAAAGTCAGACTTACATAATTGTAAGTTTACTTGGAATTCTTCTGGTTGAATAACTACTTCAGTTAAGTTTACGTTTGAAGAAGCAGAAAAATCACAAGTTCCATCTGCGATTAAGCTACCAGTTTCAATTCTTTGAATAACTGATTTAAATTTTACGTTTGGCATAACTTCTACGCCTCCGTCTTCAATTGTTGAAGCGCTTAATAAAGCAGCGCTAATGTACTTTCCAGCAAATTCTCCAGCATAAGTTGAAGTAATGTTTACTGTAGTCGCAAGGTCTATCTTATTTGACATAATTTTGGTTTTTAATTTTTAGTTTTTAAATAATTTAGCAAATACTCTATCTTGAGTACTCATTGGTTTGTTTTGAGCGTAAAGGTTCATTTCTACTTCTCCTTTAGACTCTGGGTTATGTTTGATTGGTTTTACATCAGCAGATAACTCTACTTCTGTTTCTTCGGAACTTAAGTCTTCTTTATCTTCGTACTTGGCTTTTAATTCTTCCATAGCATCTTCAAGATATTTCATTCTTTCTTCCATTTTACTCATATCCATTACTTCTTCTTCTTCAGCAGCTTCAACTTCTTCCACAACTGGTGCTTCTACAACTTCTTCTACTACTTCTTCAACTGCTTCTTTAACTTCAGAGATAATACCATCTTCTTCAACGATAACTGTAAAGCCATCATCTAAAAGGTACTCTCCCTTTGGTACTGCAATTCTTTCATCTTCATCAGTAATGATAAAGATTTCTTTACCAGCTTCAAAAGAATCAGCTTCAAAGCGAGTTCCGTTTTCCAACTTTCTCTCCTCTAACTGAACTTCTAAACCTAGTAATGTCTTAACTTTGTTAAGGGTTTCTTTAGAGTTCATATATATTAATTTTAAGTATTTACTTTTTTATAAAACGAATTACTATATTTAGTGTTGTAAATTCGTTATGGATGTGCTGTTAAACAAGCTGTACAATCGTTATAAAGCGTTGCAGTATCTACGTGTTGTTCTCCACTTGGTTTAACTTCTAATACTGTATAACAGTTGCTATGACCAGTATTTTCAAATTCTAAATAATACACATTACCTACAACTAATTGTTGATTATGTAAATGTATTTCTTTTTGCATACTATGACCACATCTTTGTACTTTGTAATAATACTCATCTCCAATAGGAGCTTCTCCACTTGTTTTACCAATTCCTTGATTTTGTAAATCTCCGTTACAACATTTAGAGTTATAAGTATTGTCTTTACATAAACATCCTCTTTTACCTCCTTGTGGAGATGTTCTACTTTTTGTTGGTCTCTGATTCCTTGAGTACATCTATTATTTCGTTTAGTAGTTTATCGTCTTCGCTTAATTGGTCTTGTTGTTTATCTTGTGGTCTATTTAGTTTGTCTGCAAAGTAGCCTTCTATTGAAAAGCCTTTTACTTTACCTTCTTTTACATAGTTGTTCCAAATATCATCGTTATCAACTTTCATTGCAACCATCCAAGTACCTAAAGGCATATCTAATCCGTACTTTCTACTTTTATCGTGAACCTCATCTTCTACTAACCAAGATTCAACTATAGTCATTCCAGATAGTTTTTCCTCTGTATGTTCTAATGTTGCTTGTCCTTGATTACCTCGTTTTAAAAACATTTGTGATGCTTTGGCTACTGTATCTTTAGAGAAGTAGATGTAAAACTCATTTTCTCCATTCTTACGATAAATAGGTCGTTCTGGTATAAGTGCTGCACCTATAAGTAGTCTTTTTTCTTTACTTATTTCTGCAAGTCTTATTTGGTCTTGGTTTTTAAGTGCTATAAAATCTTCTTCTATTGCTGGAGACTCTACTACTGATATAGCTTCTATGCCAGATAGTTCTTCGTTCTCATCTATTATTAATTCTATAATTTCCATAGTTCTTTTTTTATAAACGTTTAATTTACTTTTTTGTTTTATTATCCTAGTGATGCTCCTTGTACTATATTGTTTTGTAGGCTTTGTGCAGTTGTTACATCTTGACTCACAACAAATGCTTGTATTGGTGCTTGTTGCCCTAATGCAGAAGCTATTTGGTTTGTTGTACTTGTACCTAATATATCAAAAGATGGTGTTTGTGCTGTTGCTGGGCTTCCAGCAGTTGTAGATACATCTGGAATATTTACAGTCGAACCACTTACACCTAATTTAGAAGTTGCTTCTTTTGAAGCTTTCATTGCTGATTTAATTGTTTTGATAATCCCTACTGCTTGTACAGCATAACCAAGAATCAAAGGAATGTTGGCTGGAAATGCAACAGATGACGCTGTTTTGGCAGCACCACTTGATATATCAACTCCAGCTTCTGCACTTTTCATAACTGTTTTAGTTGCAGATTGTTTTGCTGAAAATAATGTAGCTTTCATTTCCATTAGCATTTCTTTAGCTAAAAGTATTTGTTTAGCTATTAAAATTGATTTACCTAGTTTAGATTCTGCTCCAGCTATTGTTACTGCATCAGCGAAGGCTTTATCTTGTATTGCCTTTTTTTCTGCTGCTATCTTTTCTGCTGCTGCTATTTCATCTGCTATTTTTTTATCTCTTTTTATTTTGTCTGCTTCATCAAATTCATCTTCTTTTTCTTTTATTGCAGTATCTCTTGCTGCATCAAGTTCATCTACAGCTAAATTGTTAAGTATAGCTTCTTCTCTTAAAGCTGCATAATGTTCTCTTAATTTTTCTAATTCTAAAGCTCTTTTATCTTCTTCTGTTATTGCTTCTGCATCTTGCAATGTTTTTTTGAAATCAGCTAATGCAGTTGCTGCTGCTTTTTCTTCAGCAGACAATGCTATTATTTGACTTGTAACTTCTTTTTGTTTTGTAAGTCTTGCAGTTTCTAATTGTATTAGTTGTGCTTTTAATCTTGCTTCCTCGTCTAAATCTGCTTTAGTAGAACCAGCTAAAGCGTTTTCAGCTTGTTTTGCTTCAAGTCTTATTTTAGCAGCTTGTATTTCTTTGTTAGTTATATCTTCTTCTAACTTACCAGCTTCTTCTAAAAAAGCTATTCTTTGCTCTACTGTAAATTGTTCTCTATCTACTGCTTGTTCTAATAACTCTGCTCTTTGCCTATCTGCTTCTGCTCTATCTACTAT